TGGAAGGAGGAGGAGGCGCCAGGCGTAGCCGCAGGCGCCCTCCTCCTTCCCCCGTAGGGGGTGGTTTCACCCCCACAACTTGAAATTGGGCTTAAGGGCCTGAACTGACGTATGAAATTCAAGTTGTGAAAGTTGTGAAACGACTTCTCGTTCACAACTGGTTTCTGCGTAGCTGAGCGCAGCCCCGCGCGGTGCAGCGGGGGTAGTTGGGAAAAACTTTCACAACTGGTTTGTGCGCGGTTGTGCGTGGGTGCGCGCGGCCCAGCGAAGCGACGCGGAGGTAGTTGGGAAGAACTTTCCCAACTTCCCAACTGGTTTGTGCGCAGATCTGCGAAAGGTGTTCTCGGGGCGATCGCGATCATTGATCGTCCTCCGGATAGACCCAGACCGAAGGATTCTCGACCGGCAGCCCAGCTCCGCTGAGCGGGCACTTGTAGTGACTCGGCATGACGGAGCGGACGGTGCTCTCGACCTCGCCCGTGTTTGGGTCGATGGTTTCTTCAGCCGGTCCAAAGACCATGCTCTCCGTGCAGAGATATCCAAACTTGGATGTGGTCCTGGCAAGCCCGAAAGGTTTGCCGTCCCGAACGAACTTGATATAGCCCTTGGTCGCGAGCACGCTGATGCGGTCACGGATCGTGTCCTTGCCTCCGAGCCCGGCTTGGTTCTCAAATTTCTCAGCGAACTGCAGTGTCGTGTAGAGCCGCCCCTCGGCGGCCTCATCGAGCAGAATGCCGATGATCACGTCGTGCTTGCGTACGCGCTCGGCGTCGAGCTTGTCGCCGAAGTCCTTGCGCACGAGACGTTCGGAGTTGCGATCGATCTCGACCCATTGGCCATTCTGCTTGATGATCAGCAACGGCTCGATGGCCGGCCCATTGCGCAACTCGATCTCGAGCCGGCGTTCCGGCCGCGCCTCGTCGGGGCGGTGCATGATGATGCCAGAGGTATAAAAGCCGCGCAGCGCACTCGCGCCCGAGAGCGCCTGGAACGGGTCCTCCGCCACCTGCTTCTTGTTGATCTTCTTGCTGTGATGAACCAGAACGAGCCCGGCCTCTGGCGCAACGGCCTCGCGCAGCGACTCGACCCGGTCCTGCAGGAAGAACATCATGGCGGCGTTGTCGTTTTCGCCGCCGCCATCCGGGCCGCCATCGAACAGATTTCGGATTGGGTCGAGACAGATGATGTCCGGCGGCGTGTCGGGGAAGCTGGTTGCGATCGCGGCGGTGACCAGCGCGACGCCGCGCTCGTCGAGCAGCATGCGTAACTTCGGTGTGGCGATTAGGTTGTCGCGCGCGGCAGCGATCACTTCCGGTTCGATTTGAATGGCCTGCAGGCGCTCGCGCAGATAGTGATACTGGATCTCGGCCTGCAGATAGAAGATTCGCAATGGGCGCGGCGGCGTGAAGCCGAGGAAGGCTACGCCCGCTGCCATGTGAACGAGCAGGCAGATGAGGAGGTCGCTCTTGCCGACCTTCGGCGCGCCGCCCAGCACCAACATGCCGCCCGGCGTCAGCACGCGCGGCGCGATGACGTCGTCGGGCATCGGGCTGGTGTCGTCGAGCAGGGCGCCGAGGGTGAAGGCCGGTATGGTGGCGACAGGGGGGGTCTCGTTGCGCAGCAGGGCTGGGCCATTGCGCTCCACATGACGGCGCCACAGCCGGTCGGCCTCCAGCTTCAGCCGCTCCAGCGACCAGGCCGGGCGCAGCATGGCGGCATTGTACTGGCAGATGGCCTCCCAGCCGTCGTTTGGGCTCAGGCGGCCGTCATGCACCAGGCGGATGTAGTGCCCGATGGCAGCGCTCGCGCCCTCGAAGCGCGTCCATGCATCCTCGCCGGCCTCACGTACCGGCGTCGTCAGCACGTCGGCGATGGACGGCTTTTCGCTGGTGGGGCCCGGCTCCATGCCGACGCCCGGCATGGCTGGCATGGCTCGGACCGCTTCGGCGAGCTCGCCGAGATCGACCTCGACATGTGCACGGTGGTGGCGGATCGCTACCAGCCGCTGAAACCCGCCCTTGTGATAGACGCTGCCGGCGACTCGGATCGGCTGATGCGCCGAGCGGAAATGGGTGTCGCCGCCAACCTTGATGGCGATGTCGCCGCGCAGACGACAGAGCTTTGCAAGGTCATCGCCCTCGGCGGGTTCGTTGAGCTTCCACCACACATGCAGCTTGGTGGCGCCTTCGGCGGTGCGGCCGCCGCTTTCCACCACCAGAGTCGGATCGCCAAGGTGCTCAACCAAGTGATCGAGCTTGGCGCCGATGTCGCCTGCGTCGAGATCGACAACGATGGTCTGCATCTGACGAACGTCGGCAGCTTTGGCCTGACCGCTCTCGGCAACGGTGCCGGGGATGACATAGACCGCCGCGCCCTCGCGCGCAGCCCACGCCGCAAACGTGACCATCTTGTCGGCCACGGTAGCGTCAGCCGCAATCCAGACGTTGTGGGGCTTGCCGTCGAAGCCTTGGCCCTTGTCGACGAAGCCCCGCACCGGCACAAAGCCCTCGCAATAGCCGAAGACCACATCGAGAAACGTGGTGATCTGAGCGCGATCCGGCTCTGTGCCGAAGGCGTCCTGCTGTGGCGCGGCATCGTTGAAGTCGCGCCAGGGGTTGAAGTGGATGATGTTGTCGTCACTCATGCCGGCAACGCCCAGCAGCGGTTCGCCCATGCGCACAGGCGGCATTCGTGGAAATCGCGCTCGCGGGTGATGCGCGGCAGAAGCTCGCCGGCATCCGTCGCCTGCAGGATTCGCACCGCGCGATCGCTCATGCGTTGCGCCAGAGCGGCGTCGAACGGCACCAACTCATGGTGGAGTTCGGCGGTGTCCTTATTGATCGCGGTGAACACCGCCGGGTTGGTGGCGATGCCGGGAACGGCCGCTTCCATGTACGCCTGATAGAGCGCGATCTGCGCCGCATAGATGGGCTTCGCAACCGCCACGCCCTTGCCGACGGTCTCGCGCCAGTTGCGGGCGTTCATGGTCTTGCATTCCCAGAGCGCCGGGACATTCAAGCCGAGCGCTTCCGGCGCGGCGGCGATGATGCCGTCGACGTGACCGCGGATGCGCCCGCCGGCGACCGAGAAGCCGAACTGATCGCCGTCGGTGCGGTTGCCCTTGCGGGTGAAGAGATCGAAGCCGGCGCCGCCCAGCCAACGCACCGCGAGATCCTCGAGCGCGTGCCCGATGTCAAAAATACGCAGCGTCCGGCCGGAGAACTCCGCACCATCGTCCTTGGGGGCGCCGGCAAACTCGAATTGCAGCGCCCGTTCGCAAGCGTGCCCGACGCGCGATCCGCCGAGATAGTCGCGCGGCGGACGGGCAGCGTTGTCACTGACGAGTCCATCGTCCACGATCGCGTTGACGCGGTCGGCAAACTTGAGACCATGGTTGAAATCGAGCATTAGAACGGCACCTCCGGGCTGGCGTTCTCTGCGGTCTCGCGCATGGCGTCCTGGAAGCCGCCGACGGCGACCTCGATGAGTGTGAGCACCTGTTGTTCGGTGAGTTCGCTCAGGCGGGTGTGCCAGCCGATCTCCTCCATGATCTCGGCGATCAGCTGCACGGTGGCGCGGATGGCGGCCTGTTCCTGTTGCGTGAGATCAATCATGGCGGTCGACCTCCTGGCCAAGGCGCCGAAGAAGCGCTGGCAGGTGATGGAGCAGAACCAGACCGACGGTCGTGGCCTGCTCGTTCGCCAGGGCTCGGACCAGCCGAAGCCATGTGCGCGTTGCCGGCAGACCGCACACAGCGCGTTGCGTGGATGCCAGAGCTGCAAACGCAAGGCGGCTGACGGCGATTGTGCATGGTCCAAGGAGCGCCCCCCTCATGCTGCCACCGCGACCGCGGCCTCGTCGGCTCCGAACACGAGCGAGCGGATGGCGGACCGGTTGAACTTAAAGGTCAGCAGCGCGGAGGCCCGATACCGGGTCAGGCCGAAGTCGGTTCGGTACTCGACGGGCAGGAATGCGAGCTGCCGATCGGTTGGCGGCTGCTGCAGCCAGCCCCGGCTTTTGTGCGCGCTCTCGTCGGTCTCATTGGCATTGAGCCAATCGTCGGCTGCTGCCAGGCAGACGATGCGCTCGCCGGCGGCGATGAGATGGGATGCCTGTTTCTGGCGCCCCGCAACGCCGTACCAGCGGCCGTTGAGGAAGAAGATGCCGGCCCAGGCATTGAAGCCATTGGCGACCAGCGCCGCCCCATCGCCGAAGATGTCGCACCACTCGAAGCTCGAACGCTTGAGCAGGTCGATCTCCGACATGATGAAGTCGCTGAGTGGCGCGTTCTTGCCACCGCCGCCCAGCCAGACATGACCGCAGAACGGGCATTCCATGACCGCAAGCGGCACGACAGCCCCGCACTCCGGGCATTCCTTGGTCGGCGCAACACCGTTCGGCTCCTGCCCGCCGAGGTCGATGTCCTGCTCGAGCGAGCCATGCAGCAGAGTGGAGGTGCCGAAATCAAGGATGATGCAATCGGTCTTGATGACGCCGGGGTGCTCCTCGGGATTCACTGTGCGCAAGCCGCGCCCGATCATCTGGATCATGGTCGACTTGTAGGAGCTGGGCCGCAGCAGCACGACGCAGGAGGTCGGCTGATGATCCCAGCCCTCGGTCAGCACCGCGACATTGACCACGACCTGGATTTTGCCCGCGCTGTAGGCAGCCAGCGCGTCGCGCCGGTCAGTGTCGGCCATCTCGCCATACACCACGACCGTACGGACGCCGTCGGCGTTGAAGGCGCCGGCGACATTCTCGGCATGGTTGACCGTCGAGCAGAACACGACGGTCTGCCGGTCCCCGGCCTTCTCGCGCCAGTGCCGGACCACTTGATCGGTCACCGGCGCCTTGTTCATGATCGCGTCGACCTCGCCCATGTCGAAGTCGGCAGCGGTACGCCGGACCTTGTCGAGCTCGTCCTGGACGCCGACGTCGATCACGAAGGTGCGGGGCTTGACCAGATGGCCCGACGCAATGAGCTCGCCGATCCGGATCTGGTCGGAGACATTGGAGAACACCTCGCGCAGGCCCTTGCGGTCGCCGCGGTTGGGCGTTGCCGTAACACCGAAGATGCGAACCATCGGATTGCGCTGCAACGCCCGGTCGATGACGCGCCGATAACTTTCGGCCACCGCATGGTGTGCTTCGTCGATCACCAGGAGATCGAGCGCCGGCATGGATTCGAGATTGGCAGCGCGCGACAGTGTCGGCACCATCGCGAAGGTGACCTGGCCCTTCCACGACTTCTCGGCGGCATCGACCACCGAGGTGGTCAGCGCCGGATTGACCCGGGAGAATTTGCTGCAGTTCTGCTCGGTGAGCTCGTCGCGGTGGGCCAGCACACAGGCCTTGGCGTCGCCGTCGTTGATCATCTGACCGGCGACGGCCGACAGCATGATGGTCTTGCCGGAATTGTGCGTGACGGTGAAGTCGCCCATCAAGTAGCGATGGTCGCCATCGACCGTGAAACCATAGTATTGGCCCCACCCGATCGGATGTGCCGTAAAGCCGGTCCGCAGCACGTTCTTTTTCTGGCGGCGGGGCGCCGCCTGTTTGCGCAGCACGCGGGTCGGGATTTTCTCAATGAAGCCGGACAGTAGGACGCGCCAATAGAGTTCGCCGTTGACCTCCTTTTCGCGCAAGTTGGCCATCAGGCCGAGACTGCGGGCGATGAACGCGACCTGGCCGGCGAGCTGCCGCGAGTGGCTGGAGAACTCAAAGCAGCCGCTGGCCCCGAGGTGCCCGTCGGTGTCGAGAAGCCCTGCCAGGATGGCAAGGCGCGTCTCACGGCTGCCGACCCGATAGGCATCCGGGACGAACTTCTCGCCGGAGCGTTTGCCGAACACGCCAAGTTCACGCAGAGCGTCCATCAGCACGTTGCCGTGACCGCGCACGCCGATGAGATGGTAGGTATTGGCGGCGTTGTCGGGCAGCTGGTCGACGCGTACGGAGAGTCCGAGCTTCTCCGCATGGGCGAACAGACATTCGGCAATCTCGGCGTCCGGCGTTGTGACCGAAACGTCATTGATGGTAGAGCCGTCACCGATCAGGACGCCGAGGAAATATGGATCAAGTGTTGGCGCATCGCGTGGCGGAAAGTCCACCGGCAACCGCAGCAGCTTGTGCGCATGCCGGAAGCTCGCCGATGCGCGGAGCCATTCGCGCACGGCGATGTCGATCAGTTCACCATCGTGACGGCGCGGGCGATTGCGGCTTCCCTCATTGGTGCGAACCAACGTCAGAATGTGATCCCGGTTGACCACGAAGGCGTCGCCCTTGATCGGCCGGATCTCGATCATCTCGTCTTCACCGCGGTGCAGTTCGAGCACGTGGCGCGCGGAGCCGTCGGGGCCCATCAAGAGCTCGCCGACTGCAATGGTTTCCACCTTCCGGATCGACCCATCGAACATGAGGATCGGGGTACCGGGCGCATGGCAGCCGGTCGGCGCGACGCCAAGCGCGTTGCCGTGGGCATCGAGCGCAGCAATGCTGCGCTCGACGAACAGTTTTTGACGAGGACGGAGCATCATGGCCAAGCCCTCACTTCGCCCAGGTCGGACGGATGCCGGCGGCCGGAGCCGCTGGCGGCGATGCGGGGTGGGCTGCGGCCGGATGGCTCGGCCCTGCCGGCGATGCGGGAGACACCGCTGCCGGCTGTAGCGTCATGGCCGGCAAGGCGATGATGCCCATCAGCGCGGCGTAGTCCTTGTGGTCGGGCGTGACAGCGGCGCGGATCTCGTTCCTCTCGTCGCCGTTGGCGTCGGTGCCGACATCGATGCGGGCGACGAATTCGAGCCCGTCGAGGTCGGCAAAGCCATTGATCCGGCGTGCCGCCTGGGCTTGCGGGGAATTGTCCTTGTCGGCGATGCCGCGCGCGGAATTGAGCAAGCCGCGCACGAGGCTGCGGCCCATGTTGGCCCAGTCCGGCCCCTTCGGGCTGTACAGCCCGATCATGCTGAAGACCTTGCGGCGAGCGTATGGGCCTTCCAGCACCGTGAAGTCGGTGTTGAGATAGACTGCGCCCGTGGTTCCGCGCGTGGCGTAGCCGCCAACCCAACCCTGCGCCGGATCGTCGAAGCCGCCCGGCCGGATGGTCATCCGCACCTTGGCGAGCGTGCCCTTCGGGATGATGTTGGAGTTCTTCTTGGCGTCGTTGAAATCGTTCCACATCGTCGTCATGGTGTAATGCTCCTTGCTGTC